GACCTCTACATGCTCGCCCCGATGGACGCGGGCGTCGCCCTCGTCGATGAGGAGGGCAAGGAGATCCCCGAGTCGGACGATCTGATCGACCTCGACGAGCCCGAGGCGACGGCCGACGACGACGAGGTCTGGCTCCAGGTCGAGACGGTCGTCTCCCTGCGCGTCCAGGCCGGGACGATCATGGCGGCGACCGTCGTCGCGACGCCCGCCTTCGCCGAGGGGCAGATCCAGGCGCTCGACGCGCTCGTCGCCTCCTCGGCCCCCGCGCTCCCGCCGGCCGAGTGGTTCGCCGACCCGATGCTCGACGGCCCGACGCCCATGACCATCACCCCCGAGGGCCGGATCTTCGGGCACCTCGCCGCCTGGGGGAGCTGCCACGTCGGCTACCCCGGCTCATGCGTCCAGCCTCCGACCTCGGCGACCGACTACGCCCTCTTCCGTCTCGGCGAGCGCGAGACCGACCGCGGGCCCGTCGCCGTAGGTCAGATCACCCTCGCGACCAACCACGCCGGGATGGCCCTCGGCGCGAAGGCCGCCCGCGAGCACTACGAGCACACGGGCGCGGCCGTCGCCGACGTCGCCTCGGGCGAGGACCCTCACGGGATCTGGGTTGCCGGCGCCCTGCGGCCCGGCCTCTCGGAGTCGCAGCTCGTCGAGCTCCGCGCCGCCAAGCTCTCCGGGGATTGGCGCGACTACCGCGGGAACCTCGAGATGATCGGGGCGCTCGCGGTCAACGTGCCGGGCTACCCGATCCCCCGCGGCTCCTACGCCCCGGGCGAGTCGACCGATCGCGCCGTCTCGCTCATCGCGGCCGGCGCCCTGCGCGTCGCCACGCAGACCGCTCGCGTGATGGGCCGCATGACGAAGGTCCGGCGCACGGTCACGGCCGGGGCGACCGTGACGGTCTCTGCGGACGCGAGCGGATTCGTCGCCGGCCTCGACGCTCTGGCGCGCCGCGTGCAGGCGCCCGACCTGGAGCGCCTCGCGACCCGGGTCGTCGAGCCCGAGCTCGCCCGCCTGGCCGAGAGGGTCTAGGCCCGCCGCACTTCGGGGACCTGCTCGACCGTGCTCGACTGCGAGACCTTGAGGGCGAGATCGACCCCGATCATCGACGATCGGCCGCGGCCGAATAGGTCGATGACGCGAACGGGCACAGGGTCGTCCGGGCTCAAGAAGACGCCGACCGCCGTCACGGGGAGGCCGTCCATCCATTCCGAAGTCGGTCCGGGAAACGAAAGCTGCCGATAGAGGTCGCGCCCTTCGGCGATCTTGAGTCGCGCGTACCCGCCGCCCGCGGGCTCGCGGATGACCCCCTCGGGGGAGACGTTCAGAAGTCCTACGAATCCGCTCACGCCCGCACCCTACCCCGCGCATCGAGCGGCCCTCTCGGAGCGTAGTTGTAGGTGGGCAGCGGAAGGGGGTAGTCGTGGAAGGCCGCGCTCCAGTCGCCGCCGACGCGCTGACCACGGGCGCACCAATCGCAGCAATCCCCGAGCGTGACGTGGCGGCCGTCGAGAAGGATGAGGCCGGAGCAGGAGCAGCGGTCGTCGCGTAGGCCGACCTGCGCCGGGCGCGAGCGGGATCTCATGCCCGCACTCTACCCCGCGCATCAACCGGAGCCTCGGGCATCCCGTAGCGCATCCAGATCGACACGAGGCGCTCCTCCTCGGTCAGAGCGACGGGCATCGAGACGAAGCGGACGCCGAGCTCGGCGTCGTCAACGTGCGAGAGGTCGATCCCGGCGGCCCGGGCGTTCTCGCGCATGACCTCGCCGACGGTCGTCGTCATGCGGCAACGTCCAGACGCTCGACCGATGACCACGGGCCGTCGGCCTCGGTGGCGGTCAGACAGGACCCGCAGAGCAGCAGGCCGAGCAGGGGGTCACCGAACATCAGTCCGCCGTCTTGCTCGGGCGCGTCGATCGCGCAGACCAGGGGGGGGGCGTCATGGCAGCGGTCGCAGGTCACCCGTAGACCGCCTCGCACCGCTCCGCGTTCGCCGTCTCGATGAGGTGATCGACGACCGCCCGGTCGCCGACGAGCAGCACGTCGGGCGTGTAGCGGACGCCGGCCTCCTGGCCGAGCAGAAGCTCGAGGAGCGCCTGATCCCGCGCCGCCTCGTCGGTCGAGGCGTAGACCCCCTCGGGGGCGCCGTCGTCGCGGAGGATGAGGTAGATCGGGACGGCGCTCATCGGGCCGCCTCCCGCTCGCGCTCCAGCGAGAAGGCGAGGGCGATCGCCCGCCGCGTGCGCTGCGCCGCGATGCGGGCGCGCTCGGTCTCGGCGTTGTAGCGGATCCACGCCGCGTCGTCGCCCTTGCCCGAGCCGAGGCAGATCCGGCACTCGGCGACGGCCTCGTACTGCCCGTCGACCTCGGCCCATTCCTCGCCGGACCCCTCGCACTCCGGGCACCGCTCGGTCCGCTCGATGTCGGACGTCGGGTAGTCCAGGTGCCCGCCGCGGCCCTCGGCCGGGTCGGAGGCGTTCAGCTCGGAGGCCACGTCCAGCATCGTGACGCCCGTCGGGTTGATGCGGTAGTCGGTCATCGCGTGGGTTCCTCTTCCCTCGATGTCGTGGATAGATAATACCCGGTGGTCCGTCCGGTAGTCAATGCATCGGACGACGGGTTGCGTATCTTGAGGGTCGCGGTTACCATCCCGCCCGTGAGGGGTGCGGCCTAGTCGGCCCCCATCGGAAGACCGGGCGTAGCTCCGGGTCGAGTCGTCACTGACCCCCTGGAGGACCCCCGAAATGGCCGCAGACATCCGCCGCATCGAGATCGACGGCGTCACCTACTGGGACGTCGAGGGCCGGCTCGTCCCCTTCATCGGTGGCGCCGACCCCGAGGCGCTGTTCCCCGAGGTCCCCGCCGACCTCTCGACCCTCTCGCGCGCCGACGCCGAGGCCCTCGCGACGCAGCTCACCGAGCGCGCCGCGCAGGTCATCGACGCGCTCCGCTCCACCGACCCCGAGGTCCGCTCGGGCGTGATCGGTGACATGAGCCCGATCGACGCGCAGCAGGCCGCAGCCGCCGCGCTGGATCAGCGCGACGCCCTCTCGTCGCACATCGACACGCTCGCCACGCAGGAGGCGGAGCAGGCCGCGGCGCTCGAGGCGCTCGCCACCCGTGCCGCCGCCCCCGAGGCCGAAGTCGAGGAGACCGAGCAGCCCGAGGCCGAGCAGCCCGCCGACGAGCAGCCCGAGACCCCCGAGGCCGCGCAGGTCGAGGACCGCGAGCCCGCGCTCGTCGCCTCGATCGACGCCGACGCCCTCGCGCAGTCGGTCGCCGACCGCCTCGCGACCGCTCTCCGCCCCGCCCGCCGCGCGCCGGCCCCCGCCCGTCACGCTCCACGCGAGGCCGCTCCGGGCTCAACGGCCCCGACGGTCACCATCACGGCCGCAGCCGACATCCCGGGCGTCCCGATGGGCGAGGGCATCCCGGACCGCCGGACGCTCGCGCTTGCCTACCAGGCCCGCGGCCGCAACCTCGGCCGCGCCTCCGCCGCCGCCTCCGGCGAGAAGGTCCCGGTCGCGCAGGTCGTGACCGAGTACCCCGAGGACCGTCGCCTCCGCGGCGACGCCGAGGAGAACACCCGGATCATGGACGCGATCCTCGGCCGCTCCGCGCAGGGTCAGGCGCTCGTCGCCGCCGGCGGGATCTGCGCGCCGCCCGAGCCGATGTATGACGTCGAGACCTTCGCGGTCGCCGACCGGCCCGTCCGCGACGCCCTGCCGACCTTCAACGCCTCGCGCGGCGGCATCACCTACATGCGCTCGAACACGATCGGGGACCTCTCCGGATCGGTCGGCGTGTGGACGGTCTCCGACGACGAGGACGCGGCCGGCTCCGGCGGCGACGTCAAGGCGTGCCTGCGCGTGGAGTGCGACGACCTGGAGACGGCCGAGATCGAGGCGATCTACCGCTGCCTGACGATCGGCAACCTCGACGTGCGGACCTGGCCCGAGCGGATCGCGCACTACGTCGATCTCTCGATCGCCGCGCACTCGCGCCTCGCCGAGACGCAGTTCCTCAACCAGATCAAGACCCTCTCGACGGCGGTCTCGGTCGCCAAGGTCGGGAACGCGATGTCGGACATCGTCGGCGCGATCCTCAAGGCGCGCGCCGGGATGATCTCCCGCCACCGCATGAGCTCCGCGCAGCGCTTCCGCGTGATCCTCCCCGAGTGGATCGCCGAGGCTCTGCCGCTCGACGGTCTGCGCGGCGGCCCGGCCTCCGGGCACGCCGACCTCGTCCGGGCGACCGTCCAGTCGGCGCTCGAGCGCTACGGCGTCTCGGTCTCCTGGTACAAGGACGGCGTCACGGGCGGGACGGCGCAGGTCTTCGGCGCGCAGAGCGCCTCGGCCCTGCTCGACTTCCCGACCACGGTCCAGTGGGCGTTCTTCCCCGAGGGCACGTTCATCGCCCTCGACAACGGGATCCTCGACCTCGGCCTCGTCCGGGACTCGACGCTCAACGCGACCAACGACTATCAGCTCTTCGCGGAGACCTTCGAGAAGGTCGCCCGCACGGGGATCGAGTCGTACTGGCTCACCTCGACGGTCTGCTACACGGGTCAGGTCCAGGAGGCCGGACGCCTCCTCGACTGCGCCGCCGAGACCTCGACGGCTCTCGCCTTCGGGAGCTAGGTCATC